TCAATAGAAAACCCGTTGTATTCTCCGTTTTCTACCTTGTCGTATTCTTCATCTGTTAAAGACATCATTACAACCCATTCGCCACCCTTTGGAGCAGGTTCTAAATTGTAGATATTTGCCTTGTCCATGTCCTTGTTTTCAATTACCCATGACTCGATCACACAACAACCTTGCACGGGCTTCTCGTGCTGGCTTGTTACATTAGCTAGGTTCAAGTTCTTCATGTACAACTTAGCAGCTAGTGCGACCGTTGTTTTGCTCATTAGGATATTGAACTCTTTACCGTCTTTAACTCTAGGGATTTCTAAATCTGGAATTAAAGCATATCCAACAACTACTTTGCGCTTCTTATCAACTTCCTTTAGTTTGATGTTGAATTTATTGTTAGTATGTTTCGATAGTGCTAAGAAGTCCGACTCAATCGCGGGTTCGTCTACTAAGCTAATTGCGAAGACTCCGTCCTGTTCTTCGTCCTTTATGAATAATTCGATTGTCTGCATACTTTTATAACTTTATTTATATTTGTTTGTAGTATTTTAAAGAGTAGCTGTATCGACTTTGTTTCTATCTAAACTTTGCGCAGTTGTAACGTCACCCGCTACTACATAAGCCTTCGTAACATTGTCTTGATTACCTAAACTGTCTGCTAGTTGGTTTATTCCTGTATTGCCTACTACGTTAAATTGAGCAGCGTTACCGCCACTTCCACCGCCTCCAATAGACACTCCAGCAGGTGCGCTAGGTCTTCCGCCTCCGCTACCTTCGAATTTAGTACTCGCAATACCTTTAATATTTGCTAGTCCCGCAGCAATTGCAGCACCCGCAGCAGCGATACCAAGTGGAACACCAACAACAGGTATAGCGGAGAATGAACTAAACGCACTTGTCGCACTCTTATATGTTTCAATCGTGGCTTGTGCAATGTTCGCAGCTTTCTGTATATTAAACGCTCTACGTTGTGCCTTTTCACTATTACCCGCGAATGCCTTTGCTAAATCTGCCACCGCTTGGAATCCACTCATTGCAACACTCACACTCGCGCTTGCTACCTCTTTGTTTCTTGCTTTCTTTCTATCTGCTGCTTCCTTATCTATCGCGTCGAGTTTAAGTGCTGTAACTTGTGCGCTTTCAATAATCTGCATGTTCTTATTTTGAACACCAAGGATTTCAGTATCTGCTAGTCTTAACTTTTCAGGCGTTGCAGCATCTGCAATATTTATTAAGTCGCGTTGTAGTTCTTGCTCTAATAATTTCTTTTCTTCGTCACCCGCTTTTAAGTCTACTAACTCCCTTTCGAATTTCGTTCTTCTAATTAATAAGTTTCTTTCTAAATCGTCCTCTATTAAACTTTGGCGTAAGTCTTCGATTCGTCTTTCTTCTACTAGCTTTTTATCTAGGTAAGATTTATAATTACTACGACGTTTTTCGAGTTCTGCCTTTTCCTTATCTGTTGCTGCTGCATCTGCATCTGCTTTGCTTGCATTGTATCGTTGATCTTCCTCCTGTTTAGATAATGTATATTCGTTATACTGAGCACTTAATAGTCGAACGTTCTTTTTCTCTGAGTTCAACTTCTCCGCTAAAGACTTTCTGCTTTCTTCGTCGCCTTCTTTTAGTGCTTTTTCCCATGCTCGTTGTAAGTCTTTTACATTTGCTTTTGAGTTCGTAATGCTCGTTTTTCTATTCGCTTCTTGGTCTTTTAAGTTGCTTAATATTTGATTGTGTATTTCTTCTTCGCTTGCGCCTTGGAGTTTTAGTTGTCGCATCCTATCGCTATGCACTTGCTCCTGTTTAGCTTTCAGTTTGTCCAACGCTGCGCCCTGTGCTTCGATAGTTGCCGTTAGTCGTTTGTTCGCTTCCGCTGCTGTTTCCGCATCCGCAGACACAAGCCCCATGAATTGAAGTAGTTTTTTAATAGGTGAGAATAATAAAGCAATTGCAGCACCCAAAGCACCAACCGCTAAAATTATCATTCCGATAGGGTTTAGGTTCATTACAAAGTTTAACAACTTCTGAACAACAACGTTCGACATTACAACCGTACGCAATGCCTTGAAACTTGCAACACTTTCTCTAATACCCTGTAATCCTTGCGCCATTGCCATAGCGGACTGAACCTTTAACAACGCTTCCTCTACTGCTTCACCACCTGCACCGAATGCGCCCATTGCACCCTGTGCTAATTCAAAACCACTTGCGACACCTTGTAAAGCACCGCCAACATTTTGACTTAACGTTTGGCTCATACCATCGACCGCCATGTCAGTGTCAATGATAATTTTTTTCATCTTACCAACCGATGCTGAAAGGTCTTTAAATTCTTTACTCCCTGTGTCGCCCGCTTCTGCCATTCGGTACAAAGCGTCTTCCATTTCTCCAATCTTGGTGGATAACGGTTGCACCTCTCCAAATACATCTTCGAAAGAACTGCCTAATTCTTCCATTTCCGATATAGCCTGCCTAGCGTCTACATCTATTGTTATCGTCTTTTTTATTGCCATAACTTAGCACGTTTAATTTGTTTCTTAATACCTTTAAATGTCGTCTGTATCTTGTGCTTTCCTTTCGCAATATCTATTGCTTCGCTTTGTCCTTCGAACTCTGAAAGTTGTAGCATCTGAATTATTTTCTCTATCATAATAATATTTTATCGAAGTTTTCTTGTAATAAATAACCTGTTCCTAATCCTTCATACAATAGATACGAACTACTAGCAGCCTGTATAATTATAATCGTATCAGTCCAAACAATTGCGCCACTCGAATTGTAACCCGTAACTATAATTGTCTGAGTACGAATCGCGCCTGTTGTGTTTACTGGCACTGTAATAACTAAGTTAAAAGCAGCTGTAAACGTTGCAGGGATTGTCGGTACTGTTGTAATAAATTGCGTTTCTATTGGTGCTGCTACTGTTATATAGCCTCCTACTGGAACGTTAACTGGTGCTGTAACCGTGTTCGCATCTGAAACAACATTGTAAATAGTTGAGGCACTTGTCGCACCCGCGTTCCAATCACTAAGCAACACCAACTTAACCACACCGTTTGTTAGGTCTGAAACCATGTCGTTAATTATGTATCGCTTATCCCTAATTAATATACCGTCGTCGAGTGTTAAATCTGTAAGCATATCCAAAGGTAACACACACTTAACAGTTACCTTTCTAGTTTTGGAATTGAAAAGGTTTAATAGGTACGCTTCGTAGTAAGTTTTAAACAACGAATTGGAAACAGGGTTATTTGTAAGGCTGTCTATCTCACTACCAAAATTCATTGAGTAGTTAGTGGAATTGTTGACGGTACTTTGACCGAACGGCATATAACTTGTAAGTTCAACTACTGATCCATTATCAAAATAGAAACTAACAGGAGTTTTAGATTCGTTTAGATATAGTTTAACAGGTTTTGGAATGTACGCTTTGTAGTCAGGCGCATTTGTTAAACAGTAACCAACTTGCAAATTACTATTTGTCGTGTCGATGTTACTAAATAGTATGTTTTCAAATGGCAGTTTTATAGCGAACTTTCCACCGTCATTGTCCGTGAACAATTGCTTTAAATCTCCGTATTCCTTACCGTTGAAACCTTCGTAGGCTGTATTTATAAAAGACTTTGATTTCTGCCATTCAAAAGAAACCTCATTATACATCTTTGCACGTTCAACTTCTATTTCGTTTGTATCTACAAATTCTGTAATATCTATTGTTTGACCGTTCGCGTACCAATTCTGCAAAGGTTCAATTTGATAAGTGAGTGTGTCTGTTGGATAGCAAGTTAAATTAAACTCGCTCAACGTACCGCTTAACCATTCCGTTACCGCTTGATCGGGTGCTGCTCCTGCTAAGTCCATTACATTGGTAATAGAATTCGAAGATGAAATATAGTCGCAAACGTGTTCGTAGTTTAAAGTTACGTTAGAAGTATTAAGATAAGGTGCAACAAACTTATAAATTATAGTACAATCAAATGTTAGCGCACCTGCTGCCCTTACTTTAAAAGTATAAACGTATGGAGTGTTCAACCACGAGCCATTCAAACTGAAATCTATATCAAATAATTCAACAACAGAAGATGAAAAAGTCTGAAACAAAACACCGTTTTTATAAACATCTAAATAGTAAACAACCGCTGAAGATGGAACAAAATACACTTGTAATTTATGGAACGAACTAACGCTATACCATTGCGCCCAATCGGCAGGATACGTTAAGGTATTAACGTCTATGTAGTCAAAAGAAACATTACTAATTCCAACCGCGTTTGGTAAGTCAACACCACAAGACACATCGCTTAAGTTGAACGGTACATCTATCCCTGCTGTTGTAAATTCCGTTGTCTCTCTATTCTTCCACCATGTATAGGAGTTCTTGAATCTGTTATCAGTTAAGAAGTTACCAGTAAAAGTCACACCGTATGTTTGCGCTATAAGGTCTAGTATCTTACTATCGCTAATAGCTGGGAATAGTTCGGTATAAACAATAGGCTTTGTAATATCTGAGATGTCATACGCACCACCATCGCCATACGTCCAAACGTTACCTGAACTAATTAACGGGAATCGAACATCTTGATATGCGCTAGAAGTAATTGAACTTTGAACGTCCGCCCCGCTTTGTGTTATGCTTATACCTGAGTAGTCTAAGTCGCGTAGTTTGTCTTCTCCTATTAAGTCTTTAAGCGTAACGACGTCACCGTAAAACGCAACCTTGTAATCGTTTACTTGGTTGTTCTTAACTGTACTCCCTTCTAATTGTAGCTTACCTTCTCTAAATGGTATTAAGTCAATTTCAATCCTACAATTTACCCTAGTGTTTGCGTTGAACTCGTTTAGGTCGTTATTGTAATAGAAGCCAAAGATAGCGTTGTTATTATCTGATGCTGGAACGGTAAAACTTTGCGAGAAGTCAGTAAAAACTTTGGAGATGTCCTGAATGTTTTGAACGCTCGATTTAATCTCAATCTTTTCGTCGTCGAATAAATCTAGTAGTTGATTGTTAACGTAAATCTGAACCTTTCGCATTTTATATATTATAATTTAGTTTCGGTGCTGAATATTTAAAGTCTAATTTGTAATTGATATTCTTGTTATTGATATTCTTTTGAAGTTCTAAAGATTTACTATCTACCAATACAGGAACATCGTCTAACAATATCTTTTCACTAAGCAATAGTTGTTGCATTACGTCGCTGTAAGATTCGAACACCCAACCCGTATTTACTTTTATCTTCTCTGTACCGTTAACATTAAATACCTTTCGAACATTGTCTTTAATATTGTAGGTCGTTGAACTAGGCATTAAATTATACTCAGTATTTTGCATTTCAAAACTAGCCATTGACGCCTTAAAGAACACTACCCTTTGCCATGCTCCATGCTTATTAACAAAATCACAATTTAAAGGTGTGTATTTACACTCTGACAACTCGTAGAAATAATATGTATTCTGAACTATTGAGTTTCTTATAATCTCTAGCTTATTACCTTCTCCAATGTAAGCGGAATTCATATAAGGAATATAACCAACCTCATTTGCTAGAGTAATAGTTGTTGTTGCTCCACTCTGCAAGCCTGTATATTTAGCCTCCCATGTTACCGCCTGATTGTCATGATAATAAACACCACCACAACCGCCTGAAGCATTAACATAGTAGTTGCCATCTGTCAAGAATTCGTCGCCCTGTTGTGGGTTTTCACCTTCGACATGATAACCATATCCTACAAAGCAAATGTATTCGGTAGTCAATGACAATACACCGTCTAAATATTCTTTAACCGTACAGAAGCAATACTCCCCAACGGGTGCTACTGTGTCTGATGTTACTTCCGTGTATGACCTATGAGATATAAACCTTTTGCAATAGGGAGAAATATCGTAACTGCACTCTGTAATTAAAGTACTCGGTATAGGTTTTTCTAAAGTGTAGGTAGGTATGCTAGGAATACTATCTGGATCGTTCCAAATAAACAATTCAACTTTCGTTGATTGGTTTGCTGTTCCTGCAATATCTACTATCCTAGGACTTCTTACATTTATACTTGTTGCCATATTATTCGAATTGTCTATCTATAATGTACTCAATCCACTTGTCGTATAACTTATCAAGTGCTTCTTGTACGATTGGTTTGTTTAATGTCTTATCGGTTATGTTTCGGGCTTTAATGTATATCGTTCCTTCGTCTATAAATATGTAATAGAACGTAGAGAACACACCGCTTTGCAATACCGTGAACTTATCTTTGTTAAAATCGTATTCAATCTTTACCTTAGTATTGTTTTTCATACGTCCAGTATCGACCGCCCTAACTTGTATAATCGTTTTCTTTATCTGAGCGTTTAACCTTCGAGTAGTCGCACCAAGCTGAGATATAAAAGCACTTTTCGATTTACTTAAATTCCCTCCTGTTGTATCTACTATTTGAACACCCATTAACAAATTGTCATTTCATGGTTATAAAGAATATCAAAAGTTAAACGCCAACCGCTTAACCCGTTTTCGTATTCATTATGGATAGGCTCAAAGTTTGGTGAACCATCCAATTGGTATTCAGATCCAAACAAGTCACCACGCCTAAAACGCTCAACTAATCTTAGGCCAACTGCTAACTGTGTATTCAGTATGTCGTCTTCGTTGTCGTTGTAGCTAAATCTATCGTTCGTTTGCTCGTTGTTTATATCCAAGATGTCTAGGAGTTCAATGCTAATACTAAACCTTAGTGCAGGGTTTTCATGGCTTACGTTATCAACTCTAATGTGTGACAATGGGAATAGAGTTTGTTTAATAATATCTATTCTATCTGTATTTCCTTTAGTAACCGTATTAACGTTAGGGTCTTCTAGTAAGGCTGTCTTAATCGTTGTCGTTATGTCGTAATATCCTATTGCCATTATGCGCTAAATTTCTTATTCATCATTTCTTTTTCAATATCTAACTTCTCGCTTTCATAGCTTAAATGGGTGAATGCTTGGGTAATTGAAAGTCGGGTAACTTCGTCAAATCTTCTAATGTCACCCTGAGCAAGTCCGTATATGCTGTTGTACCAACCCCATTTTTGTCCGAACTGTTTTGCCCTTCCAAAATCATCTCCACCGTTTCCTCCACTAAATAATTGCGGGTAGCTTTCAATAGTTCGTTCCCTAAATGGTAAAAAAAAACCAGCGAACCAAGTACAACATCTAAAGGCATGAAGCGCATTATATCTGAAAATTCACTTGTGCCGTTGTATTCCGTTATGGTGTATTTGTCTTTAATCTTTTGGGTAATTGGTCGATAGAGAACCGCCATTGCTCGGTGCATATTATCCCAGTCAGTGACGTATGAATCCAAGTCGGAGTATTCACCTAAAGACATATTCTCTATGTCGTTAATGAAACCGAACTCCTGAGAAATATCTCCGCTTTTTATTTTGAATGTTAGCGTTAGTTCTTGCTCGTTTTGGAACAATGCATTTATATGCGCTGTAATAGACGTAATATCTACCAAGCTAATCTTTAGCACTGAAACTCTAGGGAGACAACAAAACACCTCTACCATACATTGTGCGAGTGCGTAGTCTTTAAGGTCTTTTGATTTAACAAGGAACTCTTGATACTGCCCTAACGTTATCTCATTTAAACTCTCTGGAATAGTTATTTCTGCTTTCATACATTAATAACTATAAAAGGTCTAAATTGTAGGGGTTCGTATTATTTAATAAAGTACTGGCCTTTGTTTGGGTCGTCTAAATGATAAGTAATGTTATAACGTGCACCGTCTATTGCGTGGTTAAAGTCGTCAACGTACAATTTACTCCCTTTATCTGAGTAAGCATAGTTGTTTAACTCCTTACCTATGTTATTACTGTTTGGCTCTACAATTATCTCAAAGTCTTGCATTCGAATTATACCGCTTTCGATAGTTCCTTTCTTAACTGCTTGAATGTTTACTCCTGCGTATCTTAAATCTTCTATGAGTCTAGGTTCTGCACTATCTGCAATAATCAACTTATTACCTACCCTGTCTTTAATCATCGGAGCGAGTATATGAGTTTTAATTCCTGTTTGGTAAATATGTTCCTTTAGATAGATTTTCATTCTAACTTTATCTATCGCGACCTCGGTTAATGTGTCGGGGTCAATACTAAAACCGAAATCCATACCGCACGAAGTTTGCAAGTTGTCAGGGTTGAACGCTCCATACTTCCAATTTGTAAATACAACGCCCTCCGCTTTGTCTAGCCATCCACCCATAACGATATGGTTATACCTAATAGGGTTTCTTTGTTTGAGTTGTGCGAAGTCGTTTAGATAATCCTGTGGTAAATGGTCAACGTTATCCAAGTAACTTGTGTGTATGTAAGTTACATTATCTTTAACACCGTTAAAGCCTTCTTCCACTCCTGCCTGTTCAAAGAATCGCTTGTAAATCCAATGCTCTTTTGTTGCAGGGTTAAGTATTAGAATTATCCTATTCTGTTTCTTGTTGGATCGTATCGAGCGTTGTATCGTATCGAATTTGGTTTCGTCTGTAAGTTCCTCCGCTTCATCTAGTACCCAAGTTGTGATCCCTTGCAATGATTTAAGGTTCGCTGTTTGGTCACCACTCGATGCTTTTAGACCTCTGAATAATATTTCACTACCAGAAGTATTGTTTTTAATCTCTGTTTTGTTTACTCCGAAATGCTTAGACATCTCTAATAGTTCTATCTTCTCTTGGAACTCTGGAATGATTGACAAGTGGGCGGAACTCATTGTTTGCCTAGTGTATAGAATCTTGTGGTATGCTTCCCTAGATAGCATACAACAAAACGTAGTAGTAGCAAATGACTTCGCAGAACCACGACCACCAGTAACGATGAAATAACGAGTTTCGTTGTTATAAAGTGGAATATATTTATGATTTAGGCTTATCAAATTTGAATACGTCTTTAATATTGAAATCGTTAACGGTTAAATCTATCTTATCCGTGCTCTCTGTTTTCTTAGGTACAAAGTACTGAGCATACTTAGCGAACAAATCTAAATATGCTTTAGGGTCTTGTAGTCTTACCGCTTCGAACGCTTCCGCAATGTGTGGCGCTTGTCCTTCTAAAGTCTCTAAGAATACTTGCCTAGCCTCTTTAGTTAGTTTGTTCTCTGCTCCCTTTGGCCTGCCCTTTCCTTTATCGTGTCCCTTTTCAAATGGCATATTATTTTGTATTATTTAATTATAGACGATTGATATAATGAAAACGTATATTCTCTCTCTTAAACTCATACTATTATCTTTGTTCCGTTGTAATACTCCACGGCTACCTTAACCGCTTCTTTCAATAACTCTTGTTGTCTAGCGTTAGACATTATAAAAAGCGTGTTGATATTCACCCTTACTTTTTTACGATCAAAAATATATCGAGTGGTTAATCGTACTGCTTCGTTAATGTCCATCTATTTGCATTGTCCGTTAACTGGCTCAATGCCTCCATTGTTTGTAGTCCAACTTCCGTTAGTCTGAACTCCTGTACAATCGTTTATAGTTGTCCAATCTCCGAAATAGATTATCGGGTTTCCTGCTATGCTAAACTTGGAGTGCGTTATGTATCTATCACAATTACAGTCTACCGTTGGCTGTGTTGGTTGTGTAGGTTCTTTCTCACAACTGTAAGCGAGTGTTAAAATTGCTGCTAATGTTATTATTCTTTTCATAGTTAATTGTTTTATTGTTTTATTTGTAAGTATCTAATACTGCCTTTAATTCGTCTAACTTCTTACCGAATGAACACCCAACACAATCTCCTAATAATTTAACGTTGAATACTCGCTCGTAAATAGTTACCATTCTTTTTGATTCTTCTCCTGTAATCGGTTGCCTAGTGCTTAGCTTCATATCTAAGAATTTATACTCATCTAAAGTTAAACATTCTACTTTGTGTTTATTCTTTAGTACAGGGTATTTATTCAATTTCGTTTGTCGTTCATCACAACCGCAATCTTCACCTTCTGGAGTGAACCAATCAACAAGGGCTTTAATACCTGTGGCTTTTGTTATCTTCTCTACAACGTCACCAATCCCACCTGTTTCTATCGTTGGGTTTTCTTCGTGCTTTGCGTTTAAATCTTCCTGAGTTAAGTGTGGCTCAATCGTTTGTGACTTCTTCCACTCTTTAAACTCATTTGTACGCTTGTCTAATACTTCGTAGTATTCTTTATCTTTAATCATTTTATTTCTTTTTAGGTTTACTTGGGTGTGCTTCTTCAATCCCTCTTAATGTTACGGTATTAACGATTACTTGGTTACATAAATCTCTAATGAAAATGTAGTTAATCTTACCGCCTTTCAAATGCTCGATTAACATTGTATCGTAAATGTCGTTTTGATTTCTTAAAAATGCTTTAGTTTCTTTCATTGTTATTTTATTAGTTCATATTCTCCGTTATTAAAGTCTTCGATATCTTCGCGAATCTCGTCGCTTAAATGTTGCTTACAATGTTTTAAAGTATTAAATACACTATCTAAACTTATCTCTATCGCCTTACTTAGTTTTCTCATACTCATTGCAGAATCAACATATAACGTGAACAACTCTTTATTATATGGGTAGCCGTCACTATCTAGTTTGTCTATCTCTTTAAATAGCTTTTGCATGATACGTTCGTACGCTTCTTCTCTTTCGTTGTCTTCTTGAATGTAAGTTAAAGCACCTGATAAACCGCGACTAGAAGATACGTTAATACTTTTATTGTATTCTTCCATTGTTAACATTAAGCCCTCCAAAGAAGTTACCCTGAATTTGTTTGCATCTCTGTGGTAATCCTTACACAAACTATAAAGTATGCGCCAAATATAATGCTTATTCACCTTACCGTCTGAGATACATTTATCTTCATTTGAGTACTTAACAAGTCGAAGATACATTTCCTGCACGATGTCTTCTGCATGGTTGTTAACACCCATCGCTTTGACATTTCGAATATAAACGCTGTGGTGCTTTGCTACTTTACTTAACCAGTCCATAACTTAATAACTAATTTTCGTTGTAATTGTTTGTAGAATCGTAGTACGGTTTCGTTTTCGTATAGTCTAAATTCCTACGCTCTAGTGTCAATGTTTCCGCTGAACCTGTATTGATAAATATTATTTGATCCGTCAAAACAGAATCTTCTAAGCAGTCGAATAAAAAAGACTTAGGCTCTATCATTGTTCTAGTAAGATATTCAACAACCATTAACATTTCAAACTCATCCATAAAACAAATATACAAATAATATCCAATAAAAAAGGCGCACTCCTAAAAATGC